GAGGATTAGATGAATATTCATGATCTGAGGATCGACAGATCCGAAGACTCTTGAATATTCATCCACTCCAAAAGATTCATTACGATTTTTTGATCAAGGATCCTTAGCCGTCGCGCGGGGGCATGACCCTGCCCATCCAGTGAACGCAAAGCGTCGCCGCTGTTGAGCCGCTCCAGTCACTTCACTCACCATGTGCGGCACTCCTTCCCCTGCCGGAATATGAAACAACACCATCTGATTCCCTCTTGGAACAAAACTCTCGATAATCTGACTCCGATCCCGATTCAAAAAATGCAATATACCACCATACTCAGGACGCCATCCAACTCCCGTCAAATTCAACGAAAACGCTATCTCCCCATTATGTTTATCACTGTGTGTACTCAAAAACGATCCTCGACTATATCGCGAAAAGAACGCATCTTCTATCTTCGTCACTTCCAATCCCGTCGCCGCCACAATCCTCCCTATAAAATCCCCTCTTGTCACTATATCACGCCACATCTGTTCATACGGATCCAACGGAGTCACTGTAAATGTCCGCTCAAACGAATACGAAAACTCCCCTCGATGACACGATCCAACCGCTTTTCGATGTAACATCTCCATCTTCCCTTTATTCGCCACAGTGTTGACAATCTGCGCTTTTGTTCCACCAAAATGAAACACTTTGAACCATCGCTGTTTCATCTCCAAATATATCAACAATTGTTGATATGTCACCGGATCCAAAAAATCATTAATCACCACATATCCACGTCTTATAAACTCCTCGGATGACATTATCATATCATCCCATTATATTTCATCCATCTTTTACGCTTTCACAGTTGTATTGTATTCCCCAATTGAATTCGGATTCGTCTCCGAATAATCGATAATATTACCATTGTTGAAAAACAACACATCGTAAGACTTCGCCGCTGATCCATACGGTCCCGCCTGATACAACGCACTTATCTCACTCGTCGCTATCGCCCTCGCAAAATACTGCAGCCGCGACAACTGACCATAAAAACCAGGAGCACCACCCGGCTCATTCGGCTTACACACCGTCAACGGAGAACTGTTCAATATCGGAACACCCTTGAACACCACCGATCTCTCCAAAAACCCATTAATATACACATCCAATGATCGACCATTCAACAATATCACCACATGATTCCACTTCTTCAACGGCACATTTTGCACATCAGCGCCCTCAAGTCCCATCGTCGTCGACAAGCGCACCTGTAACGCATTCGTATTCGGATACAACGCCACATCCGGCGATATACCACCAACACTGTTACCATCTCCCTTCGATAAAATCCGCTTCCATTGACCATACTTATACGTGAAATCACTCACATACATCCAAAATGAATACGTGTATTCAAGTCCAATAGTCGGATTCGGAATATCAGCAGGTGTCTGACTTAGACTGGCATCGTATGCATTGACCGGTGCCGTAATCAATATCGGCTCATATTTGGTAACGGTAGACACTCCACTATTCGATTTCATATACACCACAACAATCAATATTATAATAAACACACCAGCCGCTAACCATATAAGACGCTTTGATCCAGATCCAGCAGCAGTATTAGTAGCAGCGGCCCCATTGTTGCGCTTATTGCGATTTACAGCGACCCCACCGTTGTTGGCAAACAACTTATTTAATACACCATTGTTGTTGTCGTTCATTTTATTATAAATGCCGTAAAAAAATCAGACAAATCATTTTGTCCCAATCTGATTCGTCTGGAAATAGTACCGCTGCGAAAACGACGCCGTATCAACTCCCTCCGGCTCCGTTGCCGCTGTACATGCCGTCTCTGATGGTCCCATCTGCACCAACCCTTCTATCTCATACGGTTGGATAGCCCGATTGAAATAACGCATCGAACTGATGTTGCCATCAAATCCACCCCAATTACAGATATAAAGATCACCGTAATTCAACCTCGGTATTCCCCGCAACTGGAACCGATGTTTCAATTCACCATTGATATACACATCGATATTCTTGCCAATCAGTGACACCGTAATATGAAACCATTTGTTCAACGGTATGTTCGACACATAAAACGTCTCATATAACGAATAAAACGAATTCATCACCAACTTCAAACGATTCACCGACTTGTCAATCCAAAGTCCCGGACCCTGTAACACTACGGATGTCGCCGATCCCTGTGAATCACCCTTATGGAAAATATGCTTATCCGTCGCACTCGTCAACGCATTGAAATTGCGATCCTCGATATACAACCACATCGCATACGTGAACTCCTGACCGTATTGCGAATCCATCGATGAATAAATCATCTTACCCGGATATGTCCGCTGTTTACTTGCATTCCATTGACCATCCAGAATATACGGATTGTATCGATCCTGAACACTGTAATCCTTAATCAAGTTCACTAACAGAATAATCAGCAAGATAGCCACGACCATCATAATCACACCTAACGCAATTGATCCTAACATTCTTATGATAATGTTAGAAGAAAGATTATCAGCATTGTTTGCTCTGAGATCCAGAGTTACACGATAATAGCAAGTCAGGCGTTGTTGCCGGCTCATTTGTCTCCATGATATAAGACTCATATGCACGAATCGCCGGTAACTCGTAATCGTACAACTGGATCACCTGATCTTGACTATACACCAGAGGTGACACCGAGAAATACGCATCATTACCAATAAATCCACCCGCACTGTTCACATAGTGATTCATATTCACAGTGTCTTTGATAGCGTCGGGAATATAAAGAGTGTTCGTAAATCGACCATTGATACAAATCGACGATTGTGAATACTCAGTCACTATTGCCACATGAAACCATTGATTCACCGGTATATCTTCCACATTGATATATGCCGGTGATGATACTGTACTGATCTGTACACGAAGTGTGTTAGTACTCGGTAATATGAAGAGACCTGGATTACATATTACATTGTCCGGATTTATCGAACCAGAGTCGATATCAATCGCCGATCCACGATGAAACACATGACGCCATCTCCGTCCCATGAAATTCGCCGGTTTAATATACAACCATATTCCGTATGAATACATGTTGTTCTGAACATAAGATCCCGTCAACGGGGGAAAATAATAGAATCCAGTTGAAGGGTTCTTATAGGGAATCGACGCTTTCTGTGGCTGATTGTTCTCGATCTCTCGCATATAAAGAATTGTCGATGGTGGGAGACTTGTACGAGATTTGTTATAAAACCATGCGAAGAAGATCAGCGCTGCAATCAGACCAATCATGACTAGATATGTTTGTGGTGATGTCTTATGATAGAGATCGATGGCTTCAGATACGAACGACGACATTTGTGGATACTATAACATCATGATAAAATTTATATTGTATTGATCAATTGTTCAACTCTCTTATTGCGATAACATGATCCGCAAATCATATGATACTCATTGTTACGCGGATTGAAATCAACTGTTGCCATTGATGGACTAATCAAAGAATTGCCACAACGATCACATAAACCACGCTGATTTGACCATAACATCGATGTCATCAGACCTGAAGGGCCCGAAGGGCCTGAAGAGCCTGAAGAGCCTGAAGGGCCTGAAGGGCCCGAAGGGCCTGAAGAGCCTGAAGAGCCTGAAGGGCCTGAAGGGCCCGAAGGGCCCGAATGGCCCGAATGGCCAAAGAGGCCAGAGGGCCAAGCGACGAAGCTGGTGGCGATGAGTAAGAACATTCCGTGTTTAATCCACCAAGTGTGTTCATTGATCCACGTATTCATTCGGTGTAGATTGGAATAGAAAAGATAGATGATTCCGATAATCACGATAGAACTGATGATATTGGACCGATCTGGATGCGAATGATATCGCGACATGAAAAGTTTCTATTTTAATAATAGAATTCATTTATGTTAACAATTGCAGTACCTGAACCTTACGGATCCGCTGTTCGCGACACCTATTATTACGGATCGATTGTTCTCCTTCTCTGTATTTTCGCTCATATTAAAGGTTCCGGATACTCTATTTCTGCATCGTGTGAAGATGCACTCGAACTCGTCCTTTACATCGGTCTCGCTCTCGCAGTCTTTCATCTGATCTTCCGTGAACTGATCGAATTCGTTTAAGTTGCGAGAGGCAAAATACGGAATCCGAGAGCAGATGTTTCCCCTCCGAATATCCTTTCCAATGAATGAACCGGACTGTTTGATCGAAAAATGACATTGTTGTAATAAAACGGAGTCATCACACTGTTGCGAATTACGGTATCCATACATCGATCCCATATTGAATCCCAAATATGACGCCGACACATGAAGATGGTTCCCGCAATGAAAGTCACTGTTGGTCTTCCATAAAGACCGGATATAGTAGTGTGACAGAATGAATCTTTCGTGGATCTTATCCATTTCTTGGTACCGATGATTCCGATGTCGTTGTTTTCCGATTGTAGAAGTGTGATCATTTCAGTAAGATCATTGCGCATAAACGGTCCTATCATTTCATTGCGCCATTTATCGATGGTTTTTGTATGCAGTTTCAAGATGGTGCGATAAGGGATATCTTTGATCATTGAATATGCAATCAATGCCGGTTGTATATCTGATCCCATATTAATGGTTTTAATCATCATATGTCTTGGATAGTTTTCGCGAATATATGTTAATATATTGGTAGGGAGATCGGTATTATATGTGAAGACGATATCATAAGATCGTGTATTGGGTAATTTCTCCATCATATCGAGAGCAACGGGGAAATTGTTGCCGATTTGGAACAGTACAACCATATCAGAATGGTTCGCCGGATCGATTGTAGATGAATCGATAGATGAGATTAAAGCGATCATTTCTGGTAATGTTTTTTCGTAAAAGAACTGTTGACAGAAGTCGCGTATATCGTAGATCTTATCGTTCAATGTAACTTTAATCCGTTGATCATGGATGTGAAATTGAACAGTAGGATAATAGATTTGGATTTGAATTGGACTGAAGATGAGACCGGAGATGATTCCGACATTGTGATAATGATGGACAGGATCTATTGTTGGAGGGATATTGTTTGCTTGAGAATAGAGAATCGGATCAAATTGGAAATAGTTGGGACGAAGTTGTATATGATTGAGATTTTTCACACCGATGCGTCGACTGTATTCAATTGCATTCATATCATTAGATCCGACGAATTTGCAATCTCGATAACGCGACTTCGATGCCGAACATTTGTTCAAGAGTGTGTACAGGAGATCGGCCATCAAAGAGTCGCAAATTGTAATAGAAAGGTTGGAATATGGCTGCACGAATAACGCGGAGTTGACTTGGTTCAAACAGTTGATCGAAAATTTGTCGTCGACATGCGAAGATGGTGCCGCTGATGAATGTTGCTGGAACAATGTGGCCATAGATGAGTTTAAGGAGTGGGTAACTGGATTGGTGTGTGATTGTGCTATCGGAGTATTGTTTAGAGCCGATGAGTCCTGTGGTGGGTGTAAACATGGATTCGATGGATGGATGAGATCGGAATCCGGTGATGAGTGCATTACGCCATCCTGTTTTGGATTTGGTATGGAGTTTGAGGATATAGGTGAAGGAGAGTGGGCAATGATTGCGGAGATATTGAAATGCGATAAGTGCGGGTTGAATATCGGAACCGAAGTTGGCGATGATTTTAAGGATGATGTGTTGAGGGAAGTTGATGTTAATGTATTGATGGAATTCATCGGGGAGATCGATGATAGTAGTGATGACGATGCATGTGTTTTGTGTAACAGTGTGGAGTTGTTGAAGCATATCGAGTGCTATAGTGATATCATTTGGTTGATGTCCGATAGTGAGAAGGGTGATAGTTGGACAATGTGTGAGAGTGATGGTGTTTTCGATGAGAGTGGCAGCATTATCGAGGAGTTGTGTAGTGGAGACATTATAGAAGAATTGGTGGCAGAAGTCGGCGAGAGTGTAAGTAGTGTTTTGATGGGTAATGTGCCATTGATTATTGGGGAATGATAGTTGGGCAGTTGGGAAATACATGATGATTTGTCGAGGATGGAAGATTCGTCCTTCGATGATTCCGCGATCGTGATAATGTTTTTCTACTGGAGTGCGACGGACAATATCGGGATTTGCTTGGATATAAAACAGCGGATCAAATTGGAAATAGTTGTCGGAATTGGTGATGTGGGAGAAGATGTGGCGCTGATGATCTGGCTTAACGGCGGCATTACGGCAGAAGTGAGCGAGGGATGTCATTATTAACTTTATCTACTGCGGAGCGAGGAAAATATTGTGGGGGTTCCGCCGTAGGGTTCCGCCCCCACCCGACGGACAAAGTATCTTTAACCGAAAATCAAAGATGTTTTATGAAAATGATTGAATCTTTCCACAGTTTTCGAATCTATCGATTTGGAAATGAAAATGATCAAGATCCAATCGATCTCCATAAACCCTCTTTGATTTGATGTTAAATAATCTTATCAATCATATGACACCACAATCATACACCGAAGTCAGCGCAACACTCTAACATGAAAAGTAAGATATATTCGTTCAACAAAGCGCCTTAGACCTAAAGGTCTTCGGCGCAGAAAATGATAAATATCTATCGATATTTATCATTAATGTGTTGGGAACTCTTATCAAGAATCTATGTTAAAACATCGCGCCAGGATTGCGACCGGGAATAATAAAAAGAAGGAAGAGTGATTTATTTGTTGTCGCGCCCGGGTCCCAACCCGGGTGCCTTCGGCGAAGCGAGGAAAATATTTTCAGATTTCAAATTTATATAATAGTGTAAAGAAGTCGGCGCATTTCGTCAACATAGAATCATAAGATTTCATTCAACGCGACTAAAGTCGCAATATTGTTGTAAAATCTCTTATAGAATCTATGTTATTTC